TTCCGCTTCTTCTTGTTCGTAGTTTGGATTAAGAACCAAAACACCGGCTTGAACTATTACCTTGTTTCTATGTGCATCAAGTTCAGCTTGTGTGATTATATTTGTCTCAAGACAATCTTCTGCATATTTATAATCTGCAAAGTCGTATAATTTGTTATCTTGTATTCTATAAAACATTAGTTAGCTCCTTTCATTGGATAGAATTGAACTTCCATATATCCGCTTTGACCGTTAAATTTAACAACCTGACCTGCATTAACAGGTATCAGATTATAACTTTGCCAATGAGAACTGTCGCCTGTCCAAAGACAAGCAACACCTGAAACTTTTACTCCGTCTAATGTTACATAAGTTCCCCAACCAGCGAAATCGCATTGACATCTTAACCAACCATCAGCGGTTGCTGTCCAATTATCAGAAACGCTTATTCCTGCGCTATAATCAGGCATGCTCCATGCCGTAACTGTTGATTTAACTGTGTTACTCGCGCTTGATATATTTGCAGACGTCAAACATCCGGCATTAGTCAAGACGGTAGAAGATAACTTCCCTGTCAAAACTGTATCCGTAACGTTGCTCAAATCGGTATTTGCCTTATTGTTCGTTAAATTAGTATTTATAGTACTGATTTGAGAACTTAATGTTGAAACAGAAGTCGCTGTAGTTGTAATTCTTCCGTCCAAATAATTAAAATTATTATTGAGAGTAGCTGAACTTGCCAAGCTCCCATATTCTATTGTTGTTAAAGCCATTATTTTTTGTTCCTCTCCATTAATACATCATAAATTTTGTCTATTTTCTGTGACATAGCGTCTAATTGCGATTTCAAATCCGCGTTTTGTTCCTTTGTTGCGTATATTTGTCCAATGGAAGTCATGATCTCACGGTGTTTTAATTCTAGCTTTTCAGGTGTAACAAAAATGTTGTATTGAAAAATTAACGCAACGCAAACAAGGCCTGTCGGCAGATATCTGTAAAAATACTTTTCCATAGTTTACCTACAATCCCGCTCGTTGCAGGGCAGTCAATAAAACATAATTCATAAGTGTTGAATTATCCAAAGTAGTATCACCTTCTTTGGTTGAACTCTTTGTTGCATTTCCCTGACTTGCACTCAAAGATTGTTTTTGTGCATCCGATAAAGCTGAATATCCGCTCAAATATGCAGTAAGTAACGTGTTTAAAACAGATGCCGTATCGGTTTGACTGTTAGACAAAAGTTCATTTGCATAATTTGAAATCGCATTAGCATTTGTATTTGCCAAATTATTATACAAATTTGTTGCCTGACTTGAACGAAGCATATTTCTATTTGTAAGAGGATTTATTATGTTATTTTCCAAAGTTTTTTTTGATTCGTTATTAAGCGTATTAATATAAGAATTTAATTTTGCCTGATTTGTAACCGTATTCAAAGAAGGATTGAGGTATTGCTCCAATAGTGATTCCATATTGTTATTCACAAATGTATTTATTGTATCAAAAGCATTTCCTTTGTTATAAGTTGTATTTGTGCCGTCATTTGTAGTGTAACTTGTTACATAGGGGTTTGTAGTAGTTGTATTTCCATAAACCGTTTTATTTGTCGTTGATGTTGATGTTTTTCCCATTTGTATTCCTTTCTGAAAATTTATATTTTTACCTTAATTTTTCCAAATTCAATACTGTTTATACAAAAATTTTGACCTGAAGCATTTGTATAAAAAGTCATCTGCAAAGTTTTAAAAAATGAAGTCGGAAGATTTTTAATTGCATTAATATCTTCATAAGGGTAAATATTTGTATCCCAATATCCAACGTCATAATACAAAGCATTTGTCAGATTTTTGGCAGTTATCAGTCTGCTTTTTGTTGTCTGAGAGTTGTAATCTTTTGTATATTCAATATAGAATTTGTTGTCATAATACATGTCCATTGTAATTTTCGGTGGATATGAAAGAATTTTTAGTGAATTTTCCTGCCCCAAATTTAAGGGTGCGCACTTATAAAACGCTTCTATAAAAGTTCCGTCAAAAGTTTTCGAATTGTATTCCTCATAAATCTTACTGCCGGCTGAATACAATTTACTCCCAATTATTCCGATACAATTAATTTTTTGTTCTTTTCGTTTAACCCATGTTTTGTGTAAATAATCATATATCATGACTATGGATGACGTAGCATCACTGGTCGGAAGCAAAAACCATACTTCATTTCTGTCGGAAGTTACAACTGACAACGCTTTTATATCATTTATTTTGTCCAATGGTATAGAAAATAATTCTTTTTGAATATCCAGAGCGATATTTTCACCAAGGGTTTTATCTCCGTTTATGACCTGTAAAAAAGAAAACACGCCCTTTTTTGTATCATCATAAAAATATAACTCAGTTCCATGAAAAACAAACGAATTATATCCGGCACATCCTCCCGGCGATTCAAAAGTCTTGTAAAAATTTTGTTCATCATCCAAGGAAATTATGCAGGAAGAATTGCTGTGAAATACCGCAAGCGAGCCTAAATACGGATAAATTGCAGTTATATTTTTAACAAATTCTATATATCCTGCTGATGTCACAACGCCAGAAGACGAAGTTGAAAAATCATATATATCACTTTGCACCGAATACCAAAGAACCTGACCGTTAAATACCCAGAGCCTGCCGTCATAGATTACAATTCCCATTCCTTTGACACTCCGTCCTTCAGGATCAACCGGCGTCATTATTGTAACTTCATCAAGTACACCTTCTTCATAATGTCCGATTTCTATTGTCAAAAGTTCTTCAGAGTTTGAAAATACCCACAAGTCTGACCAGCCCTGTGTTGCGTCACATCCTGAAGACTTACCTGTTACAGATAAATTGGATACTTTTTGTGTCAATTGATTACTTTCTGGTGAAAACAGATAAATTTTACCCTGAGTTGAACTTTCTGTATGCACGAAAAAGTAGGTTGTTGAACCTTGCACACTTTCAAAGATATTTATAACTTTTTCATCAGTCGGAATTGAACTACATACTGTAATATTTCCCTTTGCTGTTCTTATACCAACACCACAATTTGTTTCTGTTGAAAAAAGTTCAACATTCTGCATATCAACTGCCGTTATAATGTTTGCTGAAAACACTGATGAACTCCGATTTATTCCGGAAAAATTATTACAGATTAATGATGTTTTCTTCACATCTATATCCTTTCTATTAACTTTTATTGCGAATTTTGAAAAATATTAAACTCAATTTTACATTTCTTAACAATCGAGAAGAAAAAAGGCAATTTTTTAATATTGAAATACTTTATATATACATAAGAGATACTTGGAGTACAAAAGATGTTATTTACTACAAACACTGTTAGCAACGACGAGCTTAATTCTATTAATCAATTCTTTGACCAATATGATTCAGGCATTATTACTGTTGATGTTAATGAAGTTAATCAGGAAACATCTGCCTCTAAATATCTTACCTCTTTGGTTTCTAATCAATATGCAAAATCTGTTTCTGATATCGCTAATACTGTTACTGATAACAAAAGAACCCGAAAAAGAAGTCTTCAACAAGTCATGAAAGAATCTTTCTTTGCAGGTGCAAACAGATTTGGTACTAACTTCATCGCATAACAATTTCAACAACAAAATAAAAAATAAAAATTTCCCCAAATTAATTTTATATCTCTTATATTAACTATCTTACATCTTACAAAAATTTCAGTCCTCTTTTGAGGACTTTTTTTTCTGTTATTTTTTATTTGTTTATCAGTTTCAATGGTAGACTAAAGTCTACCCTACTGCCAACTCTATTGCATGCTTCATTATGACAATTTCTGTCAGGCAGTGCCTGACCTACTGCTTTTTATCATCTATTTAAAAAGTTTTTGTTGGGTTAGTAAACCCAACCTACATTTTTTTGTAAACAACTTACTGCCTCAGTGCCTTAGTATCTTAGTGCCTATGTCCTCAAAACGTAATCATTTTTGTACGCTCCACCCCCTTGGAATACTTTATTAATAGTCTCAACGCTTTATCTGCCTGTTTTTTGTAAGCAGAATAATTTTCATCACTTTCTGACGCAATGGAATTCAGCATAGTTCTTGTAATAACCGCATTTTTCATTAATTGTTCAAGATACTCGGGCACATTTAAAATATCTGTTGCGTTACTCAACTCAAAAATATCTGTGCCATTAGAAGTTTCACCAACGGCCAGCGTCATATAATCTATGGTAATTATACTTTTTTCAGCAGGAGTCGGATAGAAAACTATTTTGTCACCTTTTATATAAAAGTATTGTGGAAGCCCTTTTTTGATTTCTATAGAAGTTGTATTTTCAAGATATTCGAGTAATTCAGAATTACATTTAACAAGATATTTGCCGTTGCTATCTTTTATGATAAGTCCCTGAAAAATATCATATTCATTTTTATCAGGTCTTGTCAAAATAATATGTGTCTTTTGACGGAATGGAAAATTGTAAGATGAGTATATTTCGCTTATTGCCTTATTGAGAGCAAGAACAAGTGAACTTTCAAATTCTGTCGTATTTGTTGCGTCATTATCGTACATAGACCATTCCTGAGTCGCTGCCGTATTATATAAATCAAGTAGTGTTAAACTCATATATTTCTCCTTTATGTTAATCCTGTTAAAATACTTACGTCATATCCCTCAAATTTTTTTATATAACTTTCAACAGATGTACCAAAAGCATCTTTTTCAATACATTCACCATTACTTTTAAGATACTTTATTACAGAACCTGCACCTTTCAGATGCGCTCCTGCTAAAAGTCCTGATGCTGTAATTTCATATCCATTTATTTTTTGCCCGAGATACTTATCTGCACCAACTGCTTTTAAATAAGACCATTGTTTACGTTTAAAAATTATTTGTGAATTTTCCTGAGCAGCGGGTGAATCAAGATAATCTTTTAAAGAAAAAACATTATCTTTACCTGTAAAAACTCCGGACCAATCATTATTATAATTTTTAGAAAGTTTTTTATAATAACCGGTATCAACAAGCGCCATTTCTCCCATCTGATATTTCCCAACATAACCGTATTTATTTACAGATTTATAATTCCCGCCGGATTCTCTTGCTCCCAAATCGTTTAAAAATTCCTTAAAAGTTTTCATACTTAATCCTCTACCACTTTTGAATATATTGATTTTTCATCCGTAATCTGTATTTTTTTAACAGATTTATCCGTATATTTTCTGCCGTTTTTTTCAATGATTTTGTACTCATTGGGGAAATTTGTTTTCAATTCTTTTGCATCAGTATCAGGTAATTCAAATACATGCCCTGTCGGAAGATAAATAATTTTATACATAACATCTCCTTTGTTGATATCAGAGGAAAGCTAAAAAGCTTTCCTCCTCATATCAATACAAATTAATCTTCTACTTCCTTAACTCCTGCCCATTTAGCAATTGCATAAATTTTACCGGAAAAACCTGTTGCAAAATCTATATCCAAAGCACCGTCTGCTTTTTCAAAACGGGATAAATCCTGTACCTGAATAGCAGAAACTCCTGCCGGAATTTCAATTGTAATATCGCCTAACATAGAATTAGGATATGTGCTTCCTGCTTTTGCAGTAATCGAAGAACTTGTATCACCATTATTTTCTATAATCAAAAACAGAGAATTATTTTTGTTAGAAAAAGCATCAGTAATTGTTATACCGTTTGCTACTACAACAGAAGTCTTTGTAATTGCTATATTTGCAACTGATTCAGAGTGATCCAAAACAGGATATTGAACATTTATACTATCTCTTGTCATTTTTTATTCCTTTCTTTAACTATACTGATAATGTTGCTGAAACTTTTGCAGTACCCAACAAATCTACTCTTGGAGCACCAACACCGTACAAGCCATAACCTTTGTAGCAAGTGTTGAAATTCTTTTCAGGAACATAGTAAGTTGTATTCAAATCAGAAGAAATACCGCCTGCAAGAGTTTTGTTTTTAACACCGAATAAAGGATAGAAAACGCCTGATGATGGTTGAGCGATATTGTTTGAAACAAGAATTTCCCAACCGCAAAGATGTCCGATATAACCTTTTGCCATTTCGTCTTTACCTTTTTCAGTATATTTAAGATCATCTGATTTACCCAAGAAGAATTGATATTCAGGTGGGATTACGCAAACCATAGAACCATCTATCCAGTTTGTATGACCTTTGCCGTCACCTCTTTGGAATTTAGCCTGCATATATGCAAGAATATCTTTTGCAGTTGTAGCTGTTAAAACTATTGCGGAACCATCATTATCAAGGTAGTGTCCGGCTCTTGTGTAAAGATTTCCGTAAGCAGAATCAACTGCTGCCGCAAATTGTTTAATTGCATCATCAGTGTATTCTTTTGCAAGTTCTACCATACTGTCCGGATTATCTTTTGAATTTTGAAGCATTTTTTCTTCCATTTCTGATAATTCAAAATGGAACGCTTTGCCGTTATTAATTTTTACCTTGCATGTTGATACTGTTGCAGCTTCCGCTGTCGGCAAGTCTCCACCGTCATAATCAAAAAGAGTAACCATGCCGGGCATTGTAATATCAACTTCATCACCCTTATTAAGAGCATCTTTCATTTCTGAATGTGCAAGTTTACCGATTACTAATTCATTGTAAAAATACTTGTTGAAAGCTTTTGAAAAAGTTTCAACAATTAACTGTTTTGTTGAAGTCATAAATTTTCCTTTCTTTTTTATTGTGAAAAATTATTTTGAATAACTTTAAATTATTTCTGTTCTTAGTGCCCTAGTGCCTTTTATACAAGGCGGTCAAGCATTTTATCTATCTCATCTGTTGTCATTTCATCAAAACTTTTCTTTGGCGGGATGAGAGAACTCTTTGTATTTTCTTCATAAGTCATAGAATTTAAGACCTTTTGAGTTTCTTCATCAGCCGATATAGTTTTATTATGATTTACTATCCTTCCTGCAACATAATTTTCAAGAAGACTTATAAACCTGTCTGTATCAAGATTTTTGCCAAGAGCTTTAAATGCTTCTTTATAGATTTCTCTGAAATTTGTATCCTGAAAATACTCAGGTTTATCGTATTTTGTACGATATTCTGTCAAGTAATCAGACATTTGTTCCTGTAATTCTACTGCCTGTTTCAAAGTTTCAGATAAATCATTGACTGCTTTTGCCTCTTTTCTCAAATCGCCAAGTTCCTGAGAATTTGCACCTTGTGAACGTTGAAGCTCCGTATAAGCTTTTGATAAATCATCTACCGATTTAAACTTGCCTAAAATAAGTTCGGGGTCTTTTTGAGATTGTCCCTCTTGTTTTGTTTCAACGTTTTCTGAAATCGAGTTATCGGAAATTTCCGGCTCTTTTTCTTTTAAAGTTTCTTCCATAATAATTTCCTTTCTTTTTGTGACTATATTTTGTTCACATTTATATTGTTTTGCATTTCCCCCAAAAATCTTTCAGGGTTATCAACACCTTTTTGCTCAAAATACCAGACAAAAATTTCTGCAAGATTAAGAGGTATGTGTTGCGCAAACTTTTCAACTGCCTGAATAACCAAATCTGCCTGTTCTGATTTGAGAACTATATTTGATGAATCAGAATATGTATATTTGTATTCTGCTTGTCTTACAGAGTCATCAATTTCTATAATTTCAGGTTTATTTTCTCTGTTTATAAAAATTGTTTCAACGCCGGTTTTAAAATCAGCACACAGTTTTGCAACTTTTTTGACATTCGGCAGGATGAAATCCTGATTAATTGTATCAACTATCATTGATAACCTTACCATCTGACCTTGAGTTTTAGTATTAATTTCGGTCGCTGTTTTAGCAGTCGGAGTTTCTGTTGCTCCAAGCATATTCGGAAAAATTCCCGAAACTTCTGCCATTAGGTCATTCAAAAACGAAATATCGTTGACAAAAATATTTGAATTAAAACTCAATTGCTGAAAAGCAGCATTCGGAGTCAGATTATCTCCGTATTCAATAATTTTTCCGGGGTATAATTCAATTTCATCATCATCAAAAAATCCTTCCGGAGCCAATAAAGGCGGATTTTCGGTTAAAGATTGAAGATTACATGTTCTGTTCAGTAAATCTTCCTGCAAATGAGCAAGCGATAAAACGCAATAAAGAGGACTTATCCCACGTTTTGTATCAGGATCGGTTATAAATGTCCCATAAGAAAACGGATTTATTATTCCCTCATTTTTACCGAAAGACACAAGATATTTTCTTGCAACAATTACTGCATGCCAATTTTTAAGAACTTTACCATTCGGTAGTTTTAAATCACCCCAATGCTCTAAAACTTCTATTGTTGAACCATTTACCACACCGTCTTTTTCAAGAGTTTTGGTATTGTGTGAAGATACCATATTATTAATATCTTCAATTTGTTCACTGTTTAATTTGTAATAAACATTATTAATAATATCTGTTGGAGTTTTATATGCACGATAAATTTTAGGACAACTGTCCCAATTATCAATTTGAGAATAATCAAAAACCAAATCTGCCGGATTTACCGCATAAACATAAGGGTTATCATAAATTTTTCTTGTATCTGTCCAATAATTTTTGCCCTCTTTTATTGCAAGTAATATATTCGGTAACTTTTCAAAGTTATTTACAAAAATATCTCTGAAAAATTCTATCGGACGTCTGTATTCTTCATAATTCTTTTTCCAGGCAGTAAAAGAAATTAATTCCCCATAAATAAGAGCATTATCAATAACCTTATCGCAGGTTTTTTGATACTCCATCTTTTCAAAAATATCAACCAACATTGATTTTTGTTTGTTTGAAATATTATTTGAATCTCTGTTTTCACCTGAAACATCAAACATTGAATTAACATTTGCATAAGTATTTCGCCAGATATATGCTTTCAGTGTTTGGTAAAACATAAAAGTTTTACACATTTTTACTTTGGCTTTCCATTTTTTTGTTTTATCAGAAACTGACTTAAAATCATTTTTAAAAAAGATTTCATTAGAAAGATTTGAAGCCATCTCAAGATTTTTTGCTCTTTGAGAATTCAAACTGACAAATTTTGAAGAAATACTTTTTACAAGATTTTCTTCATCAGCTTTGGATAAATTTTGTATGGAATTATTTTTTTCCATAACATAATCAAAAGTCATACAACTCCCTTTCTGGCTCTCGCCTTATTGTTTTAAAACAAAAATACTATCGTTAAGTTTTTTAAATCCACATTTAAAAAGACAAAAAACAGACGCTCTGTTTTGAGCTTCTGCGTAAATATCGCAATTGAACCAAGTTGTTGAAAGT